CATGACACGTGTTAAGGCGGTTTTCCGTGCCCCTCGGGTACGTCGGCATGGGTTGGGAGCGGCGATGGCCGCCTGGGGCCTTCCTCACCAACAGTCCATGCGGAATTTATCGCGGGCGGCGCGGGCGCGGTTTTGCCACCAAGCGTCCCGCTGGTAGCCACGGGCGTCGGCCTCGATGCGGGTTACGTCAATCTCGGCGCGCTGGCAGTTGGCGTTTTTCGCGTTCTGCGCGGCGGCGTCCGCAGCCTGGCGCTGGAGGTCCATGCGGTAGGCGTGGTCGCGCTGTTGCCGCTGCTGTTCCTCGGCCTGTTCCAGGGCGTTGGCCTCGCCGATGACACGGTGCGCGCGCAGGCGGGCGGCGGCGGCATCGTTGAGCGTCGGCGCGTAGGCATTGGCGTTGATGCGCGCCTCGGGCGGCGGCGGCGGCGGCGCAGGCTGGCGCATGATCAGCTTGATCTTGGCGCCCTCCGGGCAATAGGTGTCGCGATAGACGGTCTTGCCGTTTTCCTCGCAGCGGTAGAGGTCGGCCAGGGCCGGGCCGGACAGCGCGGCCAGCAGGCCGCACAGGATCAGGGGTTTCATGGGGTGCTCCGTTGCTTTTCCGCCCTACGTGCCGGCGATGAAGTAAGTGGCGGCGACCATCGCGCCGCCGACGGTCACGAACAGGCCGGTGACCCAGGTGATGATCCGCCAGGTCTGCGCGGAGAATTCCTGGTGCATTTCCGCGCGCAGCCCGCCGACCTCCTGGTGTAGTTTGCAATCCAACCCGCCGAACGCCTGGTGTAGCTCATTGCGCAGTCCACCGATCTCCTGGTGTAGCTCGTTGCGCAGTCCACCGATCTCGCGCACCAGGTCTTCCTTGGTGGCCAACGTCGGAAACACGGCTTCGATTTTGGCAACGCGTTCGGTCAGGTCCATGTCGGGCGGCTCGGGTGGGGCGCGGCGGGTCGATGCCCACCACACGTCGGGTTTGATCAATTGCCCCATAGCCTAGACCTTGCCCAGCATTTCGCGCAACTGGTCGAACGCGGCCACGTTGTGCCCGCACTCGTCGAAGCCCGCCAGCCAGCGGCGCGCCTGCGCCAGCTCCTCCTGGAAAACCGCGCGGTCGAGCGCGCCGGACACGGCCAGTGCGCGGGCCAGGCATACGGTCGAGGTGTGCAGGGCCAGCAGCTTGCTTTCCAGGCAGGGTTCGCTGCTGGCGTCGTGCGCGGGGTCGTCATGATTCGTCATGATTCCCTCCCGCTCACGTCCAGGCTGACGTGGATATGCACGGCGCCGATGGTGATCAACTGCGCCACTTCCGCGCCGTCCAGGCGCAGATCGATATGTATCTGCTGGCCCTGGTTGTTCTGCACCTGGCTGAAGCTGTTGCCATCGCCCACCTGATCAACGCTTGCGCGTACCTCCTGATTTACCGCTGTCATTTGCCCCTCCCTGGGACTGTTGAAAAACATTGCTGCCGCCGGTTTGCTTGACCTTGGCGGTTTGTGTGGATTTGGGTGGTGCGCTGCCGCCCTGGAGTGCGCCGATGGCTGCGGCCTTGACGGCCAGCGGCGCGGCGCGGAATTGCTCCAACAACTCAATCTCATCGCGGGTGAGCGCCTGGGCGCTGCGCTGGCCGGTGAGGATGTATTGCACATCGGCGCCAGCGGCGGCGATGGCAGCCAAGAATGCAGTGTCTGCAAATCGCTCCCCAGCTTCGTAATGACTGTAGGAACGAGCATTCACGCCTCCAGATGCCGCCATCTGCGCGAGCGTAAGTCCGAGCTTTTTTCGTTCCTCACGCAAACGCTCATGCACATACATTCAAATACTCCTTGACACTTTGCACGTTCGTGCAAATAATTGCCCCAACAACTCGACGCACCGAATTAGCTGTGAGGACAAAACCATGCATCCAGCCGACATCAAGGCCGCGATCCAGAAGCGGGACAGCAGCCAAACCAAGATCGCCAAGGCCATGAAGGTCTCGCGCTCCACCATCACTTACGTCATCCAAGGCCGGACCAAATCCCGCCGCGTCGCCAACGCCATCAGCGCGGTTACCGGCTTGCCGGTCGAACGCATGTGGCCCGGCAAGTACCTCGATGAACGCCACGCGGCTTAAGGAGCCACCATGCAACTCGCCCTGAACCTGCCCACCCCGCTGGCCGCCCGCGAAGCCCTGTTCCTGGATCACGACCAGCCGTTGACTACGTCCCGCGCCGTCGCCGAGCGGTTCGGCAAGCGGCACAAGAACGTCATCCGCGACATCGAAAACCTGCTCAAAAACTGTCCCGATCCGGCGTTTGCTCGGCTCAATTTTGAGCCCAGCTCCTACGTCGATCCGACCGGCCGGACCCTGCCCGAATACCGCCTCACCCACGACGGTTTCGCCTTCCTGGCGATGCGCTTCACCGGCGCCGAGGCGATGGCCTGGCAGATCGCCTTCATCCAGGCGTTCAACGCCCTGGAAGCCGAACTGCGCGCCCACACCGAACGCCAGGCCGCCGCGCTGCACACCCTGCGCCCGGTGACCTGCGCCGTGGCGGAGCGGACGGAAGCGGGCCTGAACCGTTCCGCCATTGCCTTCGAGGTGGACCGCTCTCCCAACAGCATCACCTACCACCGCCGCAGCGCCCGCCGCCTGGGCCTGCTCCCGCAACGCGCCGCCTGAGACCGCCATGACCACCACGACAGACCAATGAAAACCATCACCGACACCATCCAGGACGCCGCCGACCGGGTTATGGCCAGCGCGCTGGAACACGGAACGTATGACTCGCGCCAGGTGTTCCTGGCACAGGCCGGCTCGGCGGAAATCGACGACTGTGACTGGCTGGTCATGCTGGGCCATCTGCTGGCGTACCAGGCGAACTCGCAAGCCGCTGCAATGCCGCCTCAAGCCACGGCGGCGGCAAACCCGGGCGAGGCGCGCTGATGGCCGCCTCGACCCAGGCCCGCAGGCTGGCACGGTCGGTTTCCCGGCCCGCCGCCAGCAGGTCGGCCACGGCCTGGCCCAGCACGTTGGCGACCATGCCTTCCGCCGATTGGGCCAGCAATTGGGTGTTCCGCTCTTGCATGCGCAGCACTTGCTCTTCCGGGCTTCCCTTCATTTCAACCTCCGATTAACCACCGCCGAGGACATCCCCATGGCCGCCAAACAACTCGCATCGAAGCGCAAAGAGCTACACGCCAAGGGCATCAACCTGCGCGCCCTGTGCGCGGAGAAGAACGTGTCCTACCAGGCCGCCCGCGATCTGCTGCGCGGCCGCGCCCGTGGCCTGCGCGGCGAGGCCCATAAGGCCGCCATCCTGCTCGGGCTCAAGCCGGCCCCCGAATCCACCGACCTGACGGCCTGAGCCCGCCATGACCACCACGACAGAACCTCTTGCCATTCCTACGTGCGGCGTCCCACGGCGCGGCGCCCTCAGTGCGGCGAAGGCTCTCCGGATTCGGCAGTGCTTGGCCGCGCTAATTGTGCAAGCAGATCGTCAATCACTACCCGAACGACTGGACGCGCCCGCAATTCAGGACCGGCCTGAGCGCGTTCCCGGAGATCCAGCATGAATGCCTGGGCGTCCAGGACGCCGCGCCGGTCCAGGTAGGTGACCAAGTTGTACAGGATGGTCAGCAAGGCAAAGTTCATCTCGCTGGTCGTCACCGTGTCGTCTTCCAGTTTGTGCAGCCATTCCTCGGCTTCCGCCAAGGTGAAGGGCTCAGGCCCATCCTGTTCGTTCGCCCCCATCACTCACTCCTTTCGTTGAGGTTGCCATGACCACTCCCCGCACCCTTGCCACCCTGCGCCGCCGCCTGGCGCTGGCCGAACTGGACCTGCTGCGCCAGGTCTGCGCCGAGCAGGCCGCGCACATCGAGGCGCTGGAAGCCCGCATGCAGCGCGCCGAGCGCCAGGTCGACGAGGCCGAGCGCATGGCGGACTTCTGGCAGTCCCAGGTGGCCGACCTCGCCGACCACCTTCCCCCCGGCGCGCACCTGGGCATCACCCAGGATGGCGCGCTGGGCATCGTCCACGCTGCGCATTGAGGTTGCCATGACGCTTACCCATCTTGGTTTTCCGCCTGGTGCGCGCGAGATTGCCGGTGCTCTCGCGCCCCGTCCAGTTGTGTCGCCATACCTTCCAGCATCAGGGCAGACCCAACCGACTCATGACGAAGCTGGATTTCGGCTCGATCACGTAACCATTTGCAGTAGTGATCGCCATCCAGCAGGCGCGCCTGCTCAAGTTCCGCAGTCAGCAGCATGACCGCCCAGGCCACCCCATCTATGCGTTCCGCAAGCGTCTTCAGGTCGATGTCCGCCATCTCGTTTCCCCGGCTGTTGATACGCCCTGAATTCTACATAGCGCAACGCGGTTTCATGGTTTCCAACGCCGTATTTGTTCCGACTCGACTCCTCTAAGGAATTTCCGACCATGCCCCGCAATTGGAAAAAGTACGTGCCCGGCTCCACCCTGGAGGCGATCCGCGCCTGCAAGGATTACGCGATCGAGCGCCAGCACCTGAGCGTCGAGCGCATCGCCGACCGCATGGGCGTCTCCGCTGACCTGCTCTACAAGTGGCTGGCGAACGGCCAGATGCACGCGGCCTTGATCCAGGCTTACGAGCAGGTGTGCGGCTGCCATTTCATCAGCGACCACCTGACCCATGCCCGTGGCCACCTGGCGGTGCCGATCCCAACCGGGCGGTTGGTCAACGATGACGATCTGCTGGCGATGCACCAGTCGTTCAGCGCGGCGATGGCGCTGCTGGCGAATTTCTACGCGGGCAAGGCGGAACTGGCGGAGACCGCGGCGGCGCTGACCACGCACATGGAGGCGACGGCCTGGCACCGCGCCAACCTGGCGGCCACCACCCAGCCGGAACTGGAGCTGGACCATGGCTGAGCCCAGCGGCAAGACCATCCAGGCCAGCGAGAAGACCCTGGACGTGTTGGCGGCGATCCTGCACGCCAATTACGTCAACGGCATCAGCCAGAAGGAGATCGCCGCCGCCTGCGCTATTTCGGCGCCGGACGTGTGCCGCCACGTGGCCACCCTGGAAGGGCGCGGCTTCGTCGAGCGCCTGCCGGATTCCGGGCGGCTGCGCGGCGGCCAGGAACTGGCCCGCGCCGGGGTGCGGATCATGACCGCCCTGGACGCCACCGCGCGACGCATCGAGCAGACCCGCAGCCAGTTGCTGCGCGCCGATTAACCCCACCCCCGAGGACACCATGACCGCCCCCACCACCGACCTGACCCCCCCGGAACATTTCGCGACACGTGGCCGCAAGCCGCTACAGGCCAGCAGCGAGCCGCCCATCGAGATCAATGAAACCCGGCTGGCGGAGATGACCAGCGCCTCCCTACAGCACTCCGCCAATGTGACCGGCCTGGCGGAGCAACTGGGCTATGACGGTTCGCTCACGGTGGGCGCGCTGGAGGATGAAATCCGCTTCTATCAGCGGCGCAGTGTCGAGGCGATCCTGGCCCTGGGCACCCGCCTGCTGCTGCTCAAGGAGATGACGCCGCACGGGGAATTCGTCGAGCGGATCAAGCTGCTGGGCTTCGCAGATCGCACCGCGCGCCGCTTCATGCAGGCCGCCTACAAGACGGCCAAATCGGCCACGGTGGCCGTTTTGGCCAACCAGGTCAGCAACTCCGGCAAGTTTCTGGAGCTGGTCACGCTGGACGATGACGACCTTCAGGCGCTGGTTGCGGGCGACAGCATGGCGGGGATCAGGCTCGACGATATCGACAGGATGAGCGTCAGCGAGCTACGTGCGGCGATGCGTAAAGCGCGCGAAGACCAGGCCGTCAAAGGCGGCAAAGGCCAGCTCCTGGTGGAGCGCCAGGCCAAGCAGATCGACGACCTGGCCGACGAACTGACCCGCCTCAAGCGCAACCGCCCGGCCATCCCCGCCCCCGAGTTCCTGGAGGCGGAGGCGCTGGCGGAGCTGATGGTCGACGCCCGCCAGACCGCCGCGCATCTGCGCACCAGCCTGGTGGCGCTGTGCGGCAACGTCTATGCGCTGTTCCCGGAGCATCAGGCCAGCGAGACGGCGCGCCGGGGCGTGGGCGCGGCGCTGGGCTTGATCCTGGCGGCGCTGCGCGATACGGCGGCGGACTTCGACGTGCTGCCGGAAGAGGCGACGGTGGTGGATGGCCTCGCCCATGAGGATCAGGCGCTGTGGGACGTGGTGAATGCCCAGATCGCCGCCACCGAAGCGGCCACGGAAGAGGCGAGCAATGAACCCGCCCAGGACTGAGATCATGGCCACCCCCCAGCAGATCGCGGCGGCGGCCGAGGTGGCGCGGCAAATCGAGGGCCTGGGCCACGGCGCCAAGGGCGCGATCGTGCGCGCCGCCGCGCTGGAACTCGGCTGTTCGCCGGCCACGCTGTATCGACTGATGCAGCCGCACAGCGCGAGCACCCGCAAGCAGCGGTCGGACGCCGGGGTGCTGGCGCTGAGCCAGGCGGAGGCGGAAATCCTGTCCGCCTATCTGATGGAGACCTTCCGCCAGACCGGCCGGCGCATCCTGAGCCTGACGCTGGCGGTGGAGCAGTTGCGCGCCAATGGGCTGATCCAGGCGCGGCGGGTGGACCTGGAGACCGGCGAAATCCTGCCGCTGTCGGATTCGGCCATCGCCCGTGCCCTGAAGGCCTACGACCTGCACCCGGAGCAACTGACCCGGCCGACGCCGCACACGCCGCTGTCCAGCCCGTACCCGAACCATACCTGGCAGGTGGATGCCTCGGTGTGCGTGGTGTTCTACCTGCCGATGGGCAGGGAGGGCAAATACGTAGGCGGCACGGAAATCGTGCCGCTGGATCAGGCGGTGCACTACAAGAACAAGCCGGAGAACCTGCGCGCCATCGAGCGCTTCCGGGTGATCCGCTACGTGGGCGCGGACCACAACTCCGGCGCCGGGCGCTGGCGCTATTACCCGCACGCGGAGAGTGGCGCGGCGACGGTGGCGTTCCTGGCCTGGATGATGGAACCCAAGGCCAACCTGGCGGACCCGATGCACGGGGCACCGGAACATCTGATGATCGACCCCGGCGCCACCAGCGCGGCCCTGGTGCGGCGCTTCTGCCAGCGCATGACGATCCATTTGATCGTGAACAAGCCGGGCAACCCGCGCGCCAAGGGCAGCGTGGAGAAACTGAACCACCTGGTGGAAACCACCTTCGAGAGCGGCCTGAAGTTCCAGCGCCACAACGTGCGCAGCATCGAGGAGCTGAACGCGCTGGCGGAGATGGTGCAACTGAGCTGGAACGCGACCGCGATCCACAGCCGCCACAAGAAAACCCGGTTCGCGCAGTGGATGACGGTGCCGGGCGAGAAGGTGCGCCGCACCCGCGACGCGGCGACGCTGCTGTCGCTGGCCACGGAGACCCCGGCGACGCCGACGGTGACCGGCGCCCTGACGGTGCGCTTCAAGGGCCGCGAGTTCCGGGTGAACCACATTTCCCAGGCGGTGGTGAAAGCCAGGCTCACTGTGTGCTGGAACCCGTTCGAGGAAGGGGCGATGGCGGTGGTGATGGGGGAAGACGGGCATGAGACCCATATCGCCCTGCCCGAGGCGGTGCGCGACGACGCCGGGTTTATGGCCCATTCCGCCGAGATTGGGGCGAAGTACCTGGCGCCGAAGGACACGATCCTGGAAACCAACCGCAAGCGGGTGGCGGAGATCGCAGCCGGCACTTCGGGCCTGGCCGCCACGGAGAAGGCGCGCGCGGCGAAGGATTACGTGCCGATGAAGCACCTGGTGGCCGGCGGGGTGGACCCGTTCAAGGCGGCGCGCGAAGCCGCCCCGGTGACCTGGTTGCCCAAGCGCGGCCAGGAACTGGACATCGCCATGCCGGTGGTGGAGGCCCTGCGCCATAGCGCCACCCAGGCGTGCATGCGGATCCAGCAGCGTCTGGGCGCGGCCTGGCGGCCCGAGCATTACCAGTGGGTGATGCGCCGCTTCAAGGACGGCGCGACGGATGCGGATATCGAGGCGATGGCGCGGCAGTTCCTGGCGGGCGATGACCAGCGGCAGGAGGCGGCATGCTGACCCTGAAGACCATCCTATCCACGGCCGGCGTGGGGCAACTGGACCTGGCGGAGCGCCTGGGCTGGTCGCGGGCGGGCCTGAATACGCTGCTGAATCACGGCCGCTGGCCGAAGCGCGCGGATAAAGAGGAATCGAAGCAAACCATCCTGGAGTTCCTGACCGAGCGCGGCCTGGAATCGGAAGGGGCCTTCAAGAAGGTGGCCGAAGCGCGCTGTAACGCGCCTCGGCCGAGTGCAACGCCCGAAGACTCGGGCATTACGGAGGACAGTGAAATGCTACGACGCAAAGAGCAGTTGACGCCAGCGGCACGGCGCCATTTTGGCATGACCGGCGACCCGTTCGTCGATCCCCAGAGCAGCGAGGCGGTGTATCTCTCCGCCGCCGGCCGCGAGGCCTTCGATTCCATCATCGGCCAGGCCCTGGCCGGGGTGGGCCTGCTGGCCCTCATCGGCGAGAGCGGTAGCGGCAAGACCACGATCAAGGATATGGCCGTGGAATATCTGCTGGCGCATGAGAAACATGTATCGGTGATGCAGCCCTACGTCCAGGCGATGGAGGAGACCGACACCAGGGGCAAGACGCTCAAGGCCGGGCATATCGCGGAAACCATCCTGCGCACCCTGACGCCGCTGGCGCCGCTGAAATCCTCTCCGGAAGCGCGCTTCAATCAGGTACATGTCGCCCTGCGCGCGTCGAGCCGCAATGGCGGCCGCCATGTGCTGATCATCGAGGAGGCGCATTGCCTGCCCACGCCGACGCTGAAGCACCTGAAGCGCTTCATGGAGCTGAAGGACGGCCTCAAGAGCCTGGTGGGCATCGTGTTGATCGGCCAGCCCGAGCTGGCCACGCGACTGGACCCGAAGCATGAGGAGGTGCGCGAGGTCTCCCAACGTTGCGTGGATGTTCCCCTGCCCGCCCTGGCCCGCACGGAAATGCGCGCCTTCCTGGAGCGGCGCCTGGGATCGGTGGATCGGGTATTCGAGCCCGGCGCCGTGGATGCGTTGTTCGACCGCCTCACCTACGCCTTCCCGCTGGCGGTGCAGAACTGGGTTGCGCTGGCGATGAACACCGCCGCCGGCCTGGGCGCGCCGAAGGTTTCGGCGGAATTGATTCACGCGCTGAAGTGAGGCCCGCCATGCAAACCCATCCCTACCTCAACAAGCTGCACGCCCCTGTAGCGCAGGCGTCCTCGCCTGCATCGACGGCAAAGCAGGCGGGGACGCCCGCGCTACGCGGCGCCCCGCTCTCCGAGCACCTGTCCCGGCTGGCCGCCGAGGTGGCGCGCCTGGAATCCGAGCACCTGAACCCCATCGGCGCCGGGGTGCGCGGCGGCCGGCTGTGCGTCGAGCTGGCAGTGTCGCCGCGCCTGGCGCATCTGGCCGACACCGGCCTGGCCGCCTATTACCTGCGCGGCCACGACGAGTCCGGCCCGTATCGGCGCGGCATGTTGCTGCGCCGTCCCGTCACCGTGTTCTGGACTGAGCGGGGGAATTGATATGGCCGATAGATCTGACTCTCCCCGCCTGGGCGATGTCCTGCTGTTCCTCTTTGCGATGTTCCTGGGCTTGACGCTGATCGGCCAGATGGATGAGTTGCACCGCCTCTACCAGGAAAACGAGGCGCTGCGCGCCGGCGCCGAGCGTTGCCGGATGGCACAGGAGGTGCGGCCATGAGCAGGCGGTTAAACCACAGCCAGCCCCATACCCGCCGCGAGTGGACGCCGGAAGAGGACGCCCGCCTGGCGGATTTGCGCGGCAAGGGTCTGTCGCTGGAGGCCGTCGGGGAATTGATGGGCCGCCCGCACACCTCGATCAAGAGCCGGATCGAAACCCTGGCGCGCCATGCGGCGGAAGGCGCGGCGCACGCCAACACCCGGAAAGTGCGCAAGTGCCTGTGCTGCGGCCGGGAATTCACCTCAGAGGGCGCCCATAACCGCCTCTGCGGCGTGTGCCGCTCCAAGAGCGTGTCTCCCTATGAACTTTATGCGTGAGGCGGTGACCATGAACGGCAAACCCTGGGCCGACGCGGAACTGGATCTGTTGCGGCGCAATTACGCCGTCAGCAAAACAGAGGATGTTGCCAGGGCGCTCGAGCGCCGCGTCGACAGCGTTTATCGCAAGGCGCATAGCCTGGGCCTGCGGAAATCCGATGCTTTCTTTGCCAGCGGTGCAGCCGGCCGCACGGACGGAATCAAGGGCACACCGACGCGATTCAAAAAAGGCGATCAGCCCTGGAACACAGGCATGAAGGGCTTGCAGATCGGTGGCGTGGCCACGCGATTCAAGCCCGGAGAGCGGCAGGGAACGGCGGCAGATCGTTATCAGCCGATCGGTACCGAGAAAGTCAGGGACGGCTACCTGGTCCGCAAGATGCGCGATGACGGCCCCATGCACAAGCGCTGGGAGTTTGTCCATCGCCTGATCTGGGCTCAGCACTTCGACCCGATCCCGGACGGCCATGTGGTGACGTTCCGCAACGGAAATGCCCTCGATATCCGTCTGGACAACCTGGAGCTGATCACTCGCACCGAGCTGTCACGGCGCAACCAACGGTTGTATCCCCGCGAGCTGCTGGCAGTCATGAAGCTCGCCACACGCCTCAGGAGCAAGCTCAATGCCCAACACCAAAAATAATGACATTTCCGCCCTGCGCGATGCGCTGTTCGACGCGCTGCGCGCGGTCCAGGCCGGGACGATGACGCCGGAACAGGCCAAAGGCGTGAACGACATCGCCCAGACGCTGATCAATTCCGCCAAGGTCGAGGTGGAATTCCTCAAGGTCACCGGCGGAGACGGAACCGGGTTCATTGCGCTTGAGCCCAATCTTCCGGGGTTAACCGGTCGCGTTGTGCATCGGATCGGAGGCTGATCATGGGCACCATTCAATCCGCCAAGTTCGCCTGTAACTATCAATCCGCGAACCAGCGGCCGGCCTGCTGCCGCTGCGCCCACGTCGAGGAGCAGGGTGCCAGCCATCCGCCTGTCTGGTACTGCCATTCCGTTGGCATCCTCACCAACGCGAATGCAATCTGCAACCGATTCGCGCTGCGCAGCACGGCCAGTACGGCCGCCCCGGTGGTGATGCCGCCCCTTCCTGAGGCTGCGCGATGAGTTCCGGCCTGCCCCGCGTGGTCTGCCCCGCTTGCCAGGTGGAGATGGGCCTGGAGGCGATCCTGGGCAGCGACGATGCGCGCGGCGTGGTGGCGCTGCTGGCGCGGATGCCGGGGTCGCCCTCGCTGCGCAAGGCGCTGCTGCGCTACGTCGGCCTGTTCGCCCCGGCGAAGCGGCAGATCGGCTGGGATCGCGTCGAGAAACTGCTGGGCGAGGTGGTGGAGATGATGGAATCCGGCCGGGTCACCCGCGCTGGCGCCAGCTACGCCACCCCGCTGGACTACTGGCAGGCCGCCTTGGATGCGCTGTTCGCGATGCCCACCCTACGTCGCCCATTGAAATCACACGGCCTGCTGCTGGAGATCCTGGTCGGCCTGGCGGGCAAGGCGGATGCGCGCGCCGAGCAGCAGCGCATCGCCTCCGGCCGCGGCGAAACCCCTGTAGCGCAGGCGTCCCGCCTGCCGACCGCCAAAGACGCAGGCAAGGATGCCTGCGCTACAAAACCCCGTACCCGTTCCGGGACAGCGGCCGGGCTGCAAAGCCTGCGCGATGTCTTGGCCGGAAATCCGCTTTCAACCCAAGGAGAAAATCATGGCTCGTAAACGCCTATCCGGTACCCAGTTCGAGAACTGGAACGATGTGGACCACGCCCTCAAGCGCATCGGTGAGCTCGACCGCGAGCTCGGCTTGATCGAGGCGACCAGCAATGAGCAGATCGACGCGATCAAGGCCGAAACGAAAGAGGAGACCGCGCCGATCGCTGCCGAGAAACTCGGCCTGGAAGCGGCGATGAAGGAGTTCTGCGAAGCCAATCGGGCCGAGTTCGCGAAGGTGAAGAGCCGTGAAATGACCTTCGGCAGCGTCGGCTTCCGGCTCTCGTCGCGCATCGTCATCAAGCGGATCGCCGACACGCTGCAGGCGCTCAAGGACTTCGGCCTGGCGCAGTGCATCCGCACCAAGGAAGAGTGCGACAAGGAAGCTATGAAGACGCTGGATTCCGAGACCCTGGCCAGCGTGGGCGCGCAGCTGAAAACGGAAAACGCCTTCGGCTACGAAATCAAGGCGCATAGACTGGCGCTGGAAGAGGTGGCGTGATGGCTGGACGCGCCCCTGTAGCGCAGGCGGCCAGTAGCGCAGGCGTCTCGCCTGCATCCACAGCCAAAGCAGGCGGGATACCGAAGGGTAGGGGCTTCATCACGCCTGCGCTACAACATCGCACCGGCCTCATCCGCCTGATCCACGTCGCGCGCCGCGACCTGGCGATGGCCGATGACAGCTATCGCAACATCGTTGCGCAGTGCGCAAACGGCAAGACCTCGTCGGGCGACTGCGATGTCGCCGAGCTGGAGGCGGTGTTGAAGCATCTCAAGGCGTGCGGGTTCAAGGTCAAACCGAAGGCGGGCGGCCGCCCCCTGGCCGACGATGGCCAGAGCCGGAAAATGCGCGCGCTGTGGCTGGAACTGCACGCGGCCGGCAAAGTGCGCGATCCGTCGGAAGCCGCGCTGGCGGCGTTCTGCAAGCGCCACACCGGGGTGGAGGCGCTGCAATGGCTGACGGCGGCTCAGGCGTCGCGGCTGATCGAGCACCTGAAGCAGTGGCAGCGGCGGACGGTAGCGCCGGCGTCCTCGCCTGCGTCTGTGGAGGCCTGACCATGCGTCTCGCCCTCGACCGTCTACCCCAGACCGTGCTGCGCATCGCCGAGGTGATCGGCATGGATGCGGCGCTGGCGCTGGTGCTGCACTACGCGGGCCGGACGATCTGGCCGGCGAAGCACGGGGCGCAGCGGGCGCATCTGGCGGAGTTGATGGGCGAGGCGGCGGCGGAGGTGTTCACGACCCACTACCGCGATCCGGTGAGCATCCCGCTGTGCCGCGCCGCCGCCCGTGCGGTGGCTCAGGACGCCTTGCGAGCGGAGTTCGACCGCCTCACCGGCGAGGGCGCCAGTGCCCGCGCCGCCGTCGCCGCCCTGGTCAACCGCCCGCCCCTGCACCACTGCGAGCGGCATATCTGGCGCCTGCTGGGGCAGGCGGACCACGGCGGAGACGTGGTGGAGACAGGGCAGGCGGAGTTGTTTTGATGGGTAACGTTTGAATTCAGGGGCGCTGCGCGGCTTCATCGCGCAGCGTCCCTTGCAATGATGGGTTGGCCGGCACCGTGCCGCCAGCACCGACTTTTGAAAAGGAGAAGAAGATGCAAAACGACGAAGTGAAGAGCCTGCCGGGGAAAGACAATCCTGTTCTGTGCGCGGACGGCAAGTTTGGAATGCTGCTGATTTACCCCGGCAAAGATGGGTTGTGCGGAGTGCAAGTTCACGGCGAAGAAGCACACCGCTGGATTGCTGCCGCCGACCTGACCGCCACGGCTGGCGGAGCACTGCGGCAAACCGGCTCGCCGCAGTGGCCCCCTGGGACAACTGACATGGTGCAGACCATGCTGTCGATGGACTGGGCCTCACGTGGCGGAAGCTGCTTGTGACGGCCAACGCCGCCGATAAGGGGCGCGCGTGAAAGCGTATCCGAAGGCGTGCCGCATGTTCGCGCGTCCCGCTTGATTGGTTTGTTGGGCTTTTGTGGAGACTGAAATGACCGAATTGGAAGAAAAACTGAGCATGATTGCTGATTGCCTGCCGGATTCACCGTTTAAGGGCAAGGTGCGAGAGACGCACGCCGAAGCACTGGCGCTGATTGATAGGCTGACAGGCGAGCGCGCCATCCTCCGTGACAGCGCCATTGATGTCATTGCATGGTGCGACAAGACCGAAAGCGGCGGCGATCTGTACTGCGTGGACCGATTGCGCCACGCGATTGTCGTGACGGGCAAGCCGAAAAAGTTGTGGGCGATCCTGATTCCAGGCCCGGATGATGTGTGGGCGATGCCGAGCAAGGATGCATCCGAGCAAGCGGCGGAAAAACACAATGCCGCAATCAAGCGCGCAGGTCTGGCTGAAAAAGTTGGGATGGCCGATGAATCATTGATGGCGCAAGTTGTCGAGTGGCCGCATGACGCTGACTCGCACGCCGAATCTCTGGCAAACGACGAACCCGATGTGCTTGGCTACCAGGAAACAGGCATCCCATATTCGATGACTGAGGCGATCACTGGCGCGCAGCATTTTGAGGTAACGAACCACCCGGCAAACATGACGCCCAACGTTTAGGTTAACCGGGCGCGCGCGAGGCGCTCAACTACGAAG